ATATTAAAAACTGTTTTGCTGGCTCTAATCAAATATCTATAATCTGATTTTTTATATTGGGTGTCTTCTTGACCTAGTGCAAATTCAATATTGATGAAGGTTTCATTAGGGTCTATATCACTTGGTATAGAATCGGATATTACTTCCATAGAATATGGTTTGAATAATACTTCTCCTTTAACTCCATCATCCGTAACAAATATGTATTCATTGTTATTTACTTTAGTGAATTCATATGGAGTAATATTGGTTAATTCTCCTACTTCTTTTAACACCTCATGCAAAATAGCTTTTAGCCTTAAACTAGCACTCATTTTATTTTTATTTAAATTTAATATACAAAAACTTTTTGAATATTCCAAGGAAAAAGAAACCTCCACGATAGCGAGTGTTGGAGGTTTCGCCGTTACAGTTTTGTAACGGTCCTAAATGTTATTTATATAATATTATTATTAAAGGCATATTCTTGAGCTGCATCTACTAGCTCTTTAGAGTCAATGTCTGTTTCACCTCTTGCTACAAGTGTTTCATAAGCAATATCTTGTAGATCACTATAGCCATCTGGGTCTGTTTTATCATTGGCATAAAAAGATGGTCTTTCTTCTTTTGGGAGAGATTTGTAACTATCTATAAAGTCTTCGATTACTCTATCTGTGATTGTGTTATTTTCATTCAATCTAGCTTTATATTCACTTTCAGTGATTAGGCCAGCTAACATTTGCATTCTAAGAGTTTCTTTATTCATTTTCGTATTGTTTTAGTAATTGTTGGTTACGAGCAATCATGTTGAGACGTTTTACTAAGTTACCTCTGTTACGTTTTGGTTTGCCTTCTTTTCTTGCTTTTGCCATCTTACTTTAAAATTCCAGCTAGGCGCTGCATTCTTTTCATTTCCTCAATTTGAGTCCCATCTCCCACAACTGCTTCATAATCTATCATGCTAAGAGTTCCAGCAAAACGAGATAAATCAATTGCGTTTTCTGCTACACGGTGTAGATCCATATCATCTTTTGCATCCTCTCTAGCATATTCTAGAAGACGGATGAATAGAGGAACATCTAATTTGATTGTGTCTTTTGGATTCATGGTTTATTTGTTTGAACTTGATTTTACTTTAGCATAGTATTCATAAGCATCTTCAATAGCATCAAATTCTTTTGTCTCAAGTCTAGTAGCTACGGGGTGAGCAACTATCCATTTTTTTCCTTCTTGGTATATAGATACTTTTGATATGTCCTCACTTAATTCATCTTCATACACTTGAGCAGCATCTGTCTCTTCATGTGAAGGTGCTTCGGGCATTTCATCATCCATTTCTTCGTTCAATGAAGTACTTTTAGTAAAGTGTTCAAATGCAAGTTCGTAATCTGTTTTTTCACGATCGAAAATATTTCCAACCATTCCCATACCAACGAAGTTTTCGTTGAGTGATTCTTTTGTTGAACCGTATTTATCATTTATTTCATCCCATTGATCATTACTTACATATATTACAGATGTTGATCCATCATCATAAGTAACCTCATATGAACTATCCTTATTTTGTTTTGCACTAACAATATCTTTATTTTCTTGCAATTTTGCTTTGTATTCGCTTTCAGTGATTACACCTGAAAGTAATTGCATGCGTAGGGTTTCTTTGTTCATTTTTTATATTTTATTATAAATATTATGGATTTTTTGTCTCTAGCATTTTTTTAACCTTCTGGAGGTATAGGATAGCATCCATGTGTTCCTCTAGAGCGTGGTTGATATAATCTATTAGGTCTAGATCGGTACGATCTAAATCTGTTCCATACTTTTCTTTACCCATTGCTGCTCTTTCAACAAACTTATCAATTATTGAATCAACAATTGAATCTGTTTTTGGGATTGATCGTTGTGGGGTATCTTTAGTGGGATGCCTAGGATTCCACTCAAAACTTGTTTTGCTCATTGCTTTAATAATTTATCTGCTTCTTTATCATCAACTCCCATATCGTAAAGTACTCTGCGTGCTCCCGGTTCACGAAGGATATCAAGGTATTCTTCCGCCTCGCCTAAACTACATTCAAAATGTTTTGCAATATAGTCTATTACCTCCATGTTTTTCTTCTTACGATTAGTCTTCAAATACTTAAAAAATGTTTTTTGTTTCGGGATCATCTCTTTGTAAATGTTGTAAAGTTGTTTTTTATTGTCGTATGGGATGGTTTGGACATAATTTACAAATTCAATGTAGCGTATATCCATCGATACGTATCGATTGATCATGTAAGAATTCCATTTATCCCACGATTCTTCCGAAATTTCTTCAATAGGAGTTTTATAAAGGGTGATTTCATTCAACCACCCAAATATATCCTTTATATATTTTTGTTTACTCACAAAGTAATATCTTTATACTCTGCACGAAGTTCTGATGGGAGAGAATCTATTAGGATTTTCTTGCTTTCCAAATCATAAAATACGGGAATGGGGATTAGGGCATCTTCATCTGCTCCAATCATAAATTTGGAGATTTTACGGATAATAACTGCTTGTCCGAATAGTTTTCCTCCGTTGAATCCTTCAACAGATGTTGTTTTTGTAAAGTCAATGTTCAATTGGGGTTGTTCCATGTTTATTTGTTTTTATTGGTTTTTTCTTTTTTATATTCTATAAAGTCGTGTATAAATCCTGCTGCAACTATCAGGTTCATTCCGATTGAGGCTAATACTTCATGTATATCTTGGTATACTGTGTTCAGTAAATGTAAATGTCCTACTGCCCAAAAAGGTATGGCCAAATTTTGGGATATCCAAGAAAGTGTATATTTTAAGAAATACTTCATATTACCTCTATAATCTTTGCAATTGCAGACATTACATTAATTTCTTTATCTATTCTAAAATTTGCTTGATATAGATGCTCGTTTAATACAATTGCAACCATACCTTCTTTTCCCGGAGCGTATTTTGGAGCATATTCATATAAGCTACGATATAATTCTTCAAAATCTTTAACATTTGAATCCGCTATAATTTGCCGAATGGTCAACCAACTTCTTATACCCATCAACTCCTTTATCACATCTTTAATATAGTTTGTTGAGGTTAAAACTGTTTTATCAAGTACAATAGCATCATCTTTTACAGACATTTGTAAAACATTCAACATTTTACGCATGTCAGGGTAATATTGTAGGATCAATGTTTTAATATCCTCAGGTGTATATGATAAATTTAATTGGTCTGTTAGCATCCAAGTTAAATGGTTGTACACATCTTTTTTGGTGGGAGGTACAATTTTAAGTACCTGGCAACGTGATTGTAAAGGATCAATGATTCGCTCTATAAAGTTACAAGTTAAGATAAAGCGAGTTGAGCGTGAGAATGTCTCAATTACGTTTCGCAAGGCGGCTTGCCCCTGAATGGTGATAAAATCTGCTTCATCTAATATTACTACTTTGATACCTTTCCAAGATGCAGCACTAGCAAATCCCTTTACTTTTTCTCTAATAGTGTCAATTCCATTCTCGTCGGATGCGTTGATGTAAAGGTAATCGCAATCTAAATTTTTAACTATAATTTTTGCTAGTGTAGTTTTTCCACAGCCAGGCGGGCCATAGAAGATAAAATTTTGGATATCGCCTTGATCAAGGTATTTTTGAATTGTGTCTTTAATATTCTCGTTTCCAACATAATATTCGAGTTTGGTAGGACGGAAACGTTCTACAAATAACGTATTTTCTTTCATAACCATAATATACAAAAAAAGCTTGCATTTTGCAAGCTCTTTAAACTATTCTATTTAACAGAATTTATTTTTTAATGTATTTTTTAAAATTATCTAAATTAACATTATTTACAGCATCAACAAAATTATTCCATTCTGGGTTGGCCACATTTATATCATCCTCTTCATATTCACTGGTGAATTGGACTGCATCGGCCATGTCATCAAATTTTTCGTTTAAGTCATCTAATGTTTGATAATCAGCAGGCATAAATAAATCTTTTTCTCCACTATAAAGGTTAAAAGGAAAGTTTCTTGAAGTGGTTGAATTTGATAAAAATTCATTAAAACTATCACCTGCTTCTTTATCTCCTTTTTGAAGACCCGATTGAAGATCTTTTAATTTTTTAAAAAATTTAGGTGTTACATAATTATGGTCTACAATTCCTTCTTTTTTCTTGGTGCTTTTGCCCGTATCCATATTATAAGTGGTAGTTTCAGCATTAGCAGGGATTTTAACAAGGATTTGAAAAAGGGTTGCAAGTTTTTCGAAATTTAAACTTTTAAATTTCCCTTTATTTTCTTCAATTTTTTCTTTATATTGACCTTCAGTAATAATACCAGCCAACATTTGCATTCTAAGTGTTTTTTTATTCATTTTATCTAGATTTTTATTATACATATTATCAAAGATAAAAAAAAATGAAAATGTTTCCAAATTATTTTATTTTTCTCCTTGGGAATACCATCCAATATATCTTAATCTATTTTCAGGCCAATATCTATTTAATGTTGCTTTATCTACTGGGGTATTTATCCATTTATCTCTCAATTTATAGTCAGTGTATCCACTTTTTGGGTCACTATGTGAGATATGTACATTTCCATCTGGATCTGTAAACCTATATGTATTAGCTAAAGTATAGTATGTAATATCTGGGGTTCCATTTCCATTATCTGTGGTTAGAGGAAGAAGATTGTTTTGATAGCGTTCTCTTTGTTCAGCATCTTCTTTGTCCCTTTTTTCTCTATAATTTTTTCCCCAAAAATCATCGCGGTATTTTTTTGTTATTCTAGTAACTTTACTTTTTTCTTGGGGTGTTAAAGGTCTACCCATTATGTTTTGAATATGGTCTTTAGCTTCATATTCGTGGGACCACTGGTTTTTTTCTGTGTATGGGTTGTTTTGGAAAAAAACATCCAGTTCAGAAGCTATATCAATTTCTTCGGTGAGGATTTTTTTGATTTCCTCTTTGATTAGCTGTTTGAGTTGTGAGTGTTTCATTTTATTTTATAATTCCTGCTCTAACAAGCATTTGACGTTGTTCCCAGTCCATTTCTTCCTTTAGCTTTTGTTTAAAGTCAAATGCTACGGGTTGGAGTTTGGCTCTTTGGTCAGCTGATATTCCAGTTACTATAAGTTTGTATTGTCTGTCAGTTCCAGTTCCAACAGGTTCTATTTCAAATTTGGCTGTAGGTACTTCTCCTAAACGGGCTTGTAGTTGTTTTCTTAATTTATCTGCTTGATCAGCAGTATTTACTGTGGTAGAAAGAGGTGGAACTGTTGCTTTTTCAGGTTGAACTGTTACTTGTGGGGTTTGTTCTTCATCTTCTCCTTTAGCAATATCTATAAAGTTAAAAGAAACATTAGCATTATCCATTATAGTTTTTAAAACTTTTTTAAGATATGCTTTTGGATTAAATGGTGATTTTTCTTGTGGAAACAAAATCATTCCATTATCCACTACATAATGTATATCTTGTTCCATTTTACCTGCATATTTTTTCAAATTATCAGGTGTTTTCATAGGAAAATAGTTCTTACCATATTTTCCATAAAACTCTAGTGGTAAAGATTTTCCTGGGAGGGTTTTGAGCCAATCTTCAAATTCACCTTCATTGTCTTCTGCTCTCCAGGCTTCAAATTTAGATTGGTTTTTTTCAACTGTTTCATCCCATGCTTCAGGAGCTCTATTCTTGATATCAGCTATTTTATTATCTTTTTCCAAGTCAGAACGTGAATCCCAATCTTTCCAAGCAGCGCCTGCTTTTTGAGCAGGAATTGAAGGACCAAATACTTTAGCAATAACTTTGGAGTCCCTCATATTTTGAGCGTATATTCCGTAATTTTTAATATCGTTTAATGCTTTTAAAGTATCATCGATGGATTCAGGTTGTATAGCTATATCATATTGGGTGCGATTAGCTTTTTGTTCTCCACCTTGTTCGTCTTCTATTTCGCGAAGGATATCAGTTAATTTCATAATTTTTTAAACTCCTCTCCCTTTAGGAGAATTTCTAGTAAATACTATAGTTGTTTCTTCTTTACCCCAAGGTTTAACTCTGAAATGAACTTTATTTTGTTTATCAAAATATACGTTTCTTATTCCTGAGGGGGTTTTTCCTTTGATTGGGAAACTTTTTTGGATATCTTGTTCAATATCAACCCCAGATTTGTGATACACATTTATGTAAAACTCAGAAGAAGACCCTGAGGCGAATCTGCTCAGGGAAGAAAAACTTGAATTAGGTAGAATATTTTTAAGAGTTTGAATCGTACCTTCAATATCATTTCTTAAAACATCCTTATTTGTTGGGGTCCAATTTTCCTTCAATATTTTAGAAATTTCTTCTTTGATCAATTTTTTAAGTTGTTCTTTTCCCATGTCTATACATATTAATATTCACCGTAAATGTTAAAACGTTTTGGTGGTTCGGGTTTGATTTCTTCTATCTCTGTTTTAATAGCAAACAGTTTAGAATTTAAAGGTTCAAGCCTAAAATGACACTTATCACCCGTTTTTTGAAAATACTCCTCTAAAGCATCAGTGAGGGAAGAACGTTCAATGTCTTCCCCCACTAATTTCCAAGTATCCCCTTTACCAGCAACCCTGGTAGCAATGAGGGTATATGTTTCTACTTGTTTTGTTTCCATATTACATCATTCCCATCATTGAAGGATCATATGATGGTTCTTTTTTATCTTCTGGTTTATCAACTACAACACATTCTGTCAATAGGATAGTTCCTGCAATTGAAGCAGCATTTGAAAGCGCTTGTTTAGTTACCTTGTGTGGATCTAAAATACCTGCTTCTTTCATATTAACCACAGAACATGTTTTAATATCATATCCTGCCCACTCACTATTAGCAATTTTAAGATCATGTTGTATAATCATACGAGCATCTGCTTCTGAATAACCAGCGTTAAATAGGATTTGCTCAAATGGTTTTCCACAAGCATTGTATACTACTTTATATCCAAATTTGAAATCCTCAGTTGTATTTTGGTTTTCAATATCTTTAAGAGATTCACGAGCATTCAATAGAGCAATACCTCCACCAGGAACAATACCATCCACTAGGGCTGCTTTTGTTGCCTGTAGAGCATCATCAACACGATCTTTCTTTTCTTTCATTTCGGTTTCTGTGTTTCCTCCAACATGAACAACTGCTACTCCACCTACAAATTTAGATAGACGTTCTTGCAGTTTTTCCATTTCAAATGGAGTAGTTGCAGATTCAATTTGTTGTTCAAGTTCCTCTACTCGTTGAGTAATTTTCTCTTCTGTTCCTTTACCATCAATAATTGTGGTTTTTTCTTTAGAAACAGTAATTGTTCGAGCTTGTCCAAACCAATCCCACTGGAATTTATCCAATTTCATTCCTTTATCCTTATCAAAGACAGTTCCACCTGTTAGAACTGCAATGTCTTCCAAAAGTAGTTTTCTACGATCGCCAAATTCAGGGGCACGTACAGCACATACTTTTAGAGTACCACGCATTTTATTTACCACTAGAGTGGAAAGTGCCTCACCATCAATATCATCACAAATAATCAAAAGTGATTTATTTGATTGGGATACATTCTCTAGAATAGGCAACAAATCTTTTACTGAGGAGAATTTATAGTCTGCAATAAAAACGAATACATCATTCAATGTAGTAGACATTGTAGAGTTATTTGTTACAAAATAAGGTGATTTGTAGCCACGATCAAATTGCATTCCCTCTACTGTTTCCAAATATGTGTCGCCAGTTTTAGATTCTTCAATATAAACTACTCCTTCACGTCCAACTTTTTCCATCGCTAGAGCAATCAGTTTTCCTACTTCAGGATCATTGTTTGCTGAAATTGTAGCGATTTGCTCAAGCTGCTCTTCGGATGCAATTTTTTCATGGATTTTCTTCAATCCTTGAAGTACAACTCCAACAGCACTATCAATACCACGCTTAATTTCAACTGCATTTGCTCCATCATTCAAGCGGTTCAAACCTTGCTTAACAATTTCGCGTGCCAAAAGAGTTGATGTAGTTGTTCCATCACCCGCGTTATCTGCTGTTTTGATGGAGGCTTGCTTGATCATGTTAATTCCAAGATCCTCAATTGGATCCTCGAGTGAATTAATTTCTTTTGCAACGGTTACACCGTCCTTAGTTGAAAAAACTTGACCTTCTTTAGTGTAGACAACATTTCGTCCGTTTGGTCCTAAAGTTGAAACTACAGCATCTGCTAGGGTGTTAATACCTTTTACTAGTTTTTTACGAGCCTCTGCTCCAAATTCAATTTGCTTACTCATTGTCTGTTACTTTTGCTAAAACTTGTTTTTCATTTCCTATAAAGTACTCTACACCTTCGTGTTCTACTTTTGTAAAACCCATTGTAGGTAGTACCACAACATCACCTTCTTTCAATTCAGTTTTAATAAATGTTCCTGCTACAGTATATGTACCTGGCCCAACTGCAATTACTGTTCCGTGAACGTTTCTGTCTTTTCCCATATCAGGCACAATAATGGAGCCATACTGGGTTTCCTCAATTTCAAGAGGTTTTACGATAACTGCATCAAATAGTGCTTCTAGTTTACTCATATTTCGATTGATTTTAAAATGTTTTCTAGTCCATTTTTTACTTCATTCCAAGTACCAATATATTCTTTGATAGAAGAATATTCACCTTGGTTTTGGTAAAACTTTTGTTTTGCAATACAATTTAGTGCATTTGAAAAGCTACTGTAATAGCCAACTACTTTTTCTTGTTCTTTACCAGTGGCTGCTTTTCCTCCAAAACCACGAGTGGTTATGGATTTTTCAATAACTGTAAAATTGGTTGCATCTTTGACAATATAGAATGGTTCCATTGATGGATCCTTAATTGTGCAAAGTGATGATTGTGTGTCAGGATTTTCGCCGCGTGCAGGACGGCCTCTACGTTTTGTTTCTTGCATAACTTACTTTAAATTTATAACTTTAATATATGAAAACTATTTTAAAAAACCAAATTATTTTATTATACATATTAGAAAGCCAAGTCTTCTTTACGGATAATATAGTATTCGCTTTTAATTTCTTCATTATCAAACTCTAGTTTCATTAAACCGTTTGAATTCAAATATAATGCTCCCGTTTTCAAATCCTTATTTATATTCAATATGTTTTTAAACTGTGTTGAATTGAATGGTAATTTTATATCAACATCATTTATAGTACCATAAATCTGATATGTGATTTTATTGTTATGCCCATGCTCGTCTCCAAATGTAAAGAGGCACATTTTATCTCCGTTCAGATCTTCCTCTATAGAAACTACCATATTATCTACGTCTCCTAAAGCGGTTTTAGCTTTAACCAAACTTAAAAGATCTTCCGAGTCAAGATTCAAAGACACATGCCATTCAGGTTCAGTTACGCTTCCTACTTTTGGGATCAAAAGTGGATCAGCTAATGCGTATGTTAGGTTAAACTTTGTATCTTGAAAATGTAGTTTGGTTGGAATTGATTTGTGTTTTTCAAGGTTCAACAGTAGTTCACCTTGTGTAATGTTTAAGAGTGATAGGAATTTTTTGGTATCAAAAATGGCAAGTTCACTATCTTCAATATCAATGTTTGGGCAAGTGATTTTGCCTATAACTTCTTTATTTAAAGACATAAAGTCTATTGTGAGTGTTTTGTCTTTGATTTTCCACTTGACGGATTCGTTTTCACCCAAGTAGTATTTGTTGATTGCTGCTTGTAGAACTAATTTATTTACCATGTGTTAAAGATAAGAAAAATATTTTAAATATCCTAATTAAATTGGAAAAATTTAGCCTTATATGGGTTTAAGTTTAACTGCCAACCAATATCTTCATACACTGTTTCAAGCTTGTTTCTAATAATACTATCAAACAGACCATCACGATCAATATATTTATTGACTATCTCTAGAATGTCTGGAGCATCATTATAGCCATTTAGAGCTAGTACCTCTATTTTGTATGGGTTTGGTTTTAGAGCAGCAATATAAATTTTATCTCCAATTGTAAATTCCGGATACTGTTTAGTTAAACCTTTAAAACGCAAAATATCATTTGTGATAGTTGCTGCTTTTGTGTTAACAGGACACTTTAATTTTAACTTTGAGAACAGCTCACCAGCCATAGGTTTACGCTCAATATATTCGTCCATCTTTTTTAGACCAACGGGTTTCAAAAGTTTTTTCCATTCTATAGTTTGGATTGAATTTTTAAAGTTCATTACAAACTTATCTATGTCTTCTTTTGGTTTGGAGAATAGAATAGATTTGATTAGTTCTTCTCCAAATTCTCTAAAGTATGCTGGGAAATTGGATTTCATGATATCTAGACCTTTCATCTCAAGTTCCTCAATGTCTACTCCTTCTTTATTTACAATATAAATAGCGTAACGGCGTTTACCAGACCAATATGCTTTTTCAGCAATCACTTCTTGTTTTAACTCAAAGTGGTGTGAACCTCTAATGTTGAATAAGTTTGTGGAAATGTTAGATAGATTTTTATTTGTTACCTCTTGCAGCTCATCTGTTAGCTTTAACAATCGTTTAATTTTTTCCTCCCTATTTGAATAATCCAAATCAGGATTACGGTGTAGAAGTAAATCAGTTAAGTGCATATAAAGAGAATCCGTGTCTGATGCGATAACAAACTTTTTAGTTTCAATGTTTAGTTGTTGGGAAATATATTCATTAGTGAACTCGATTGATTCTTTTGTTAAGCGCTGTCCACTATTAGTGATAGCTGCAGAGCATATCTTGTATCCATCTGTAAAACGCCAAGAGTTAATTGCATATGTACCATAAAGTGCATTTTGCAAGATTTTGAATGCTAACTGGTACAGGTCATATAATTTATAGTTTGCCCAATCCTCTGCTTTACCCGCTTTTTTCTTTAAACCTTTATAGTAGTTTCGTTTATCAAACCAGTCCTCCAATACCTCACACGAAATGCTTTTAACATCTGTTCTAAAAAGTGCTCCACTAGCTGAAATAGTCCATTCATTGTCCTCTATAAGTCTAATTAGGGACTCGATTGTTATAGTAGCATCTTTAAGTTGATAACTGTGTTTGTTGAGTTTTTGTATATGGATTTTTTCCTCTGGGTTGCGCTGTTTGAGTTGCTCAAGGGAATTATATTGCTCGTAGTTATCTTTAGTTACAATTCTTCCCATCAATGTTTCAATTCCCAAATTGAGAGATTTGATGATTGAAGGATATAGTGAGGTAAAGTCCAAATCCGATACATCCGAATATAAACCAGGGATAGGATCAAGCAGATATCCACCAGCATACCCATCCTTTTTTCGAATAGTTTTTATATTACGTTGAATGTACTGGTTTGATTTGGTTTTAACTATTACTTTGTTTTCCTCTATACTGTAAACTACCCCCTCAACTGTTGGGGTTCCTCTCTGGTGTTGTACGGGGTCTCCAATTTCTAGTTCTCTAATTGAGGGGTTTGTGGTGGTTGGCTTATTTGGTGCAATTATATTTTTACGTTTTAGATACGTTAAAATTGCTCCTTCATTCAACACAGTATTATAGTAAATGGATTCATATGGGGTATGGCATAGGTGAGAAATCAAAATAGTTAACTCGATAAACTTTTGTTTTTCCTCTAGCGCCTCTATAATCTCAACGTCTCGAATGTTGTACTCAACGTATTTTTCTTTGTCTTCTTTGAATAATTTATCCAAACTACCATTGTACTCTATCTTACCTAGCTTGGCATATTTCAAGCCAATATCTCCCAACTTATAAGATTGTTCTTCTTTCATCATATACTTTCGCAACAAAAGCATATAATCTAAACTGTTAACTAATCCTATACGAAT